TCAAAGGGCGACGGGTCCGTCGGGAAACAGCGGCAGGCGCTGCTTGGCGCGCTCGGCGAGACGGCGCAGATGCGCCTCCCACTGGGGAGTCCAGCCGCGCCGCCGGACGTACAGCACATGGATGTTGTTATTGGCGTGGCAGACGGGGCAAAGATCCAGGAGGGTCTCGGCGGGCCGCTGCTCGCAATGAATACACAAAAGACCGTTGAAGGCGATCATGGCGACCGGGCAGGTTGGGAGACGGGATCAATTGCTTTCGCGGATGCGGTCCTGAATCTGCTGCGCTTCGGGAAGGATATTGCGGAGCGCGACGAGGAGCGCGCGGGCGTCGCCGAGGGTCAGGGCGAAGCCGTGCGGCTGGCGGAAGCCGTCCTGGGCCACAAACAAGAGGACGTGCTCTCGACCGTCCAGCACGCCATCGGAAAGGGCAACGAATTCCACGGGGTAGGCTTCGAGGTGCATGGGACTTCCTGGGGATCGCGTTGGAAGAAGATTCGGGGAGTGCGGTGAAGTTGGGTCAGTGCTATTGTTCGCCGGTCATTACGGACAATCAAGGGATTGCGAATGTGTCAATTCGTGCCACGGAGTGCCATTTTTCAAGATTCTTTCTGGCGGCGATCCGGCAGTCGATTGGCGAGCCATCCGGCCAGGAAGGCGCGGGCCTCCGGGCAAGGCGCGAGCTGCTCCGCGCATTCGCCCAATAGCGCGAACAGCTCGACCAGAATTTGCTCGCGATCCAGCCATCCGGCGGAAGCGGCGCGGGGCTTGCCGGGGTTGGTCCAACCGGGATTATCGGCGCTGTCCTTGCCGGGACCGGCCTTGAGCCAGTCCAGCGGCTTATCGGTCAGGGTCGCCAGCTCGGCGTGCAACCGCGCCTGCGCCTGCGCCTCCATCACGGCCAGGGCAAACGCGCGGTAGTTCGGCGGGGCATCCGCGCGCTGTCCGCGCTGGAGCCAGCGCGCGAACACCTGGCGCGGCAAACCGGCTGCCTCGGCGGCGATGTGCGGGAAGCCGCCGCCGCGGATGAACGCGACGATTTGCGCCAAAAGGGCGGGCGTCAGACGGTAGCGCGAGCGGGCCATGCGGTAGGGTGGCTCACGAGGCCAAGAGCAGGCGGGCCAGCCTGCGCGGCAAGGCTGGCCCGACGTACTCGAAGCCGGCGGTCAGGCGTGTGGTGGCGTGCCGGAGTTTCTTCAGGCGGCCCTCGGTCCCGGCCGCCAGTGAGGGTCGCCGATGCATTCGCCAGTGCGGCGACTTCTGGCGAGCGCGCATCATCGCCGGGTGCGTCGTCGTCGAGATGGCGCGATAACCCAGTGCCTTCCACATCGAAGCAATGGCGGCGGACAGCGCGTTGCCGATGCCGGCGCCCTGATAGTCGGGAAGCGTGACGGTGCGATGCTCGCGGCGAGTCGGCGGGCCGGAACCGACGAACGGCAGCCAGGCGCTGAAAGCGACCGGCTGCTCCCGACAGACAGCCAGGAAGCAGATGGCGCTGGGATTGAGGTTATGGCTCAGATAGTGGTGCGCAGCGAAAAGTCGCCACGCCGATGCCTGGCAGCGAAAGATGGCAAGTTGGAGGGGCGGCCGCCGTCGAAGACACCTCCAGACAAAGGCGTTCTCCGCCGGGCGGTACACCCAATCGGGTTGCAGCCAGGCCTCCACATCGTCGTGGCACGTCACCGCGATGAAGCGTTGGCCGCGCTGGCGGATGACCTTGGCCAGCGCCGCCGAGCCGATCTGCGCCACGGTGCGATCGACGACGCTGGTATATTCGTCCATGACGGCCAGCTCCGGCGTCTCGGCCAGGAGGCGGGCCAAGGTGACGCGGAACTTCTGGCCCGTCGAGAGGACGTGGAACGGCCGCAGCCAAGCCGGCGGTGACGAAAAGCCGACGGCGGACAGCAGGGCCGTCACGTCCTTGATCGGCAGCTGCGCGGAGAAGGCGTCCAGCAGCGAGGCATCGGCCGGCCAAGAAAAATCACGATGGATGTGATCCGGCCAGAAGTGGCGAGCGATGGTGCTTTTGCCGCAGCCGGACGGACCCGCGATCAAACCGATGTTCCAGGGACGTTCCTCGAGAGGGAGCGAGACCGTCCACTGGAGCCGCGAGGTTTTATCCGCGGCGAGGTCAAAAATACCGCGAACCTGCTGAACGCGCGGCGATTCGATGATAGGTGATTCGACGGTGATGGTGGCTTGCATGGTGGTCTCAGGAAACGAGCGCCTTGCACTTCAGCCCTTCCTGCCCGAAGCGCTGGAGCAAGTCGATCTGGGTTTGTTCGTCATCGCATTCGACAAGGATGAGGAACTGCTCGCGGATGGTCTCAGATCGTTCCTTGGCCGTGCGCGCCGTGGCGAGCGATTCCTCGACGGCCGCGTTCGTCCGGGCGATGGACGCCCACAGATTGGCGATCGCGTCGGACGACGTGCCGCACAGGGCACGCAGCCGATCGAGGGCCGTGTTGTCGTAATCGGCCAGCTGCGCCAGCGGATCGAGCGACAAGAGCAGGGCGCGGGCCTCCGCGTCGCTGACATCCAGCACCTCGACATCCACTTCCATATCGGGCGCGAGGTCCTGACGGAGATGGCCGTCGATGAGTTTCAGCCGGCCATCGGGCAGCTCGTAGGCCAAGAGCGAGCGCGCGAAGCCGATCTCCGCATACAGAGCGGCCAGCGCCGCCCGCTGGGCGTCGGTGTGCGTGCGCGGGTTCCATTCGTGCGGCACCAGATCGCCGGCCCGGATGCGGACGTGGGCCTTGATTCGGTTGCGAACCTCGCTAGCGGGCGTGTCGGGATTCATGCGTTTCCCCGCTAAATCGCGTCGTTGGGCCAGGCGTTGGGCTGGAAGCGATCGAGGTAACAGCGGAGGTACTGGGCCGGCGTACTGCGGGCGATTTCCTCCACGAACACGACGTAGTACGCCGTCTGATTCACTCCGCCGCTGTCCGTCACGACCACCGTATCGCCCAAGGCGTTGTTGCGGCCTGGATCGAGCTGGCTGTTGTAAGCATCTCGAACTTGCGTGTTGGGCGGTAACAGGAGCCGGTGCGTCCACTTGAGCCAATTGGCACTGCCGAAGCGGCCGCTCTGCACCTCGGGGACCAACACGCCCTTGACCGTGGCCCTCAGTGCCCCGAAGCTGTACGGACTGCCGGCGTCGCTGCCCGCGTAAATCGATACGGTGACATTGGGAGGGGTCAGCAGGGCCATGAATCACTCCTTGGAGCGATCAGCGATCAGCGATCAGCGATCAGCGATCAGCAATACTCTGGCTGATCGCTGATCGCTTACCTCACTCCGCCTGGTAATCGGGGCAAGTCTTGCAATCGTTCAAAGTGCAGGTCTCGTGCAGCTCACATCCTCGTATCCAACGGGCCGGACAGGGGCAGTTTAGCTTGTCCACGACTTCGCCGAGAAAAATACATGCGAGAGATCGCCTTTGTATTAATTGTTCCATTCCCGCCCCAAGGTCTCGGTAGGCCGGATCGTTGTGACAGAGCCAGCAGAGGCGGCACTGGTCCGGGGTGTAAGGCGCGTCCCGACGCGCGCCCGCGCAATCGCCGGGATGGGGAGGAGGGCGTGTGTTCATTGGGTTACCGTGAATTGATAGCCGACGAGCGGAACATTGTTGCAACCGCACAAGTTCGTCGGGGCCAGGCCGAAGGGGTATGTTTTCAAAAGCGGGCTGCAACGGCCTTGCGTGCCCGTTTGCCCGGACAGGGCCGGAAAACAGTTGTCGGAGAAACTCACATCCACCACCAGATCGCTCTCGTTGACGCCGCCCGCCAGGCAATAGAAGTTGATCGCGATATTACGGCCACAGCTTCCGAACGGGCCGCTCCCCATCCATTTCCCCGTGGCGGAATTGAATGTCAGCGGAATGGTGCCGGAAGCACAATCGCAGCCGGCCACGTTGGCGAGTGTGGCGTATAGCGTTGCCGGCCAGGCATCCGGACAGCAGCTCGTTGGGATGCCGCCGCTCTGCGTGGGGTCCGGACAAGCGCCGCCCCATTTGGGCTGCGCTCGGTCCAGGTAAATCCGCAAATGGTCTCCGGCGCTGTCCCGATTCCTCCGCTGCACCATCACGCAGACGAACGCCGTGCAAGTGCCGGCAATGGGATAATCGGCAATCGCGATGGTGTCGCCGCTCTGGATCGCGTCGGCGTTCAGCTCGGAGTCATAGGCGTCGCGGGCGTCCGTTCCAAGGGCGACTTCCAGAATGTTGGTCCAGTAAATCGGTACGTCGTTCTGTCCGGGAATCAGGTAGCCGAACCTCCCGTTCTCGACGTGGTTTCGCAGATAGCCGCCGATGCCAACGAGGACCGCCGGACGGTTGGGCGGACTATACGGCGTCGCCGGGGCATAACCTCGGTACACGTCAAACGTCACGTTCGCCGACAAGGGGAGCGCCATGATTCACCCCTGGATGGTGCTGACGGTGTGCCGCCGGTAGGGAGCCAGCAGACTGCGGACCCTCGGGGGCGGGTTCATCGGATCGTTCGCGCCCCAGGTCTGACTGAGGGTGCCGGGAACGCTTTGACTGGTAACTCCCACGTCGCGCTGGGTTTCGTACCAGCGCTCGGCGACCCAGGTGGCGCAGGCTTCTTGCACAGACTCCGGGATGGTGGCGTAGCCGGCCGTGTACTGGACGCGGAAATTGTTGATGCCGATGGGCCAGATCAGGTCCTCGGGGTGCAACAGTTCCGGGTCGGTGTAGGGGATGGCCCGCAGAAGCCAGCCGCGCGCGTCCCACTGGTAGCCCTGGAGCTCATAAGTATGCAGCTTCAGTTCCGCCCAATTGCCCCTGCAGGTGAGACCGCCCTGCGAGGTCTGGCCATCCCCGTAGGAAGGCGGCACGTAAAGATCGGCGCTGGGGAACTCGCCGTAGTCGCCGTCCGCCTGGCCAACCACCTGCGCCGTCCAGCCGTTACCCAGCGCGTTCACGGCGTTGACCACGGCTTGCAGCGTGAGATTGGCGCTCCAGGTGATGCTCGTGTCATTGATGGTGACGCCCGAGGCCACGCGCACCAGCTTCAGGCCAGTGGACGTGACCTGCACAAAGGCCCGTTGGTTGGTCGCCTGGTCGCTGTTCTGGACCTTCACCACCGTCACGGGCCGATAGCGCACCGACTCCACCGACTGGATGGGATATTGACGGAGCAGCAGTCTTCGGTCCCCATTGCCGTTGTACAGCTCATCGTAAAGGCGAAGCGCGAAGTCGCGCCGGCACCATTTCTGAATGGCATCGGAACAGGCGCCGATCAGGACGCCCAGAAGGGCATCCTGAGAATTGTCCGCGATGACCTGGATATTGCGCTTGGCCCGTTCGATGTCAATGAGTCCAATCGTCATGGCTCGCTCCGCTCGTAGCGATCAGCAATCAGCGGTCAGCGGTCAGCAATTCTCTTCTCTGGCTGATTGCTGATCGCTGATTGCTGATCGCTCCTATGGTGTCACCGGCTGTTTGATGGTGATTTCTCCATGCGCCAATACCGCGTTCTTACCGGCGTCCGTGCGGCGAATGTCCCAGACGTAATCGCCCGGAGACAGGTTGCTTGTCTGGGCGCGGGCGAAGCTGGCCTGAAACCAGCCGCGTCCGGCGTCCTGAATGCTCGGGGTGAAGGTGAACTGGGTTGCTCCACCGAGCTTGTTTTGCACGGTGCCGGTCAGCGTCCAGCCGGTGATGTCCGCCGGCGGCGTCACGGCGAAGTTCAGTTGGATATCTTCGCCCTGGAAGAAGCTGAGGTTACTGGGTACGGACATGGCTTCACTCGCTCGCAGGTTGAATACGGTGCCCACGGCGGCACACGGATGGAAGGCAACCACCGCTGCCGCCCGGAGCCAGAAGACGCGATCCGTCTTCGTAAACGGCACGGCCGGGAGAATCGGCCAGCCCAGGCGTCGCCAAATACCCGTCCGCATTCTCCCCGGGACATCGGGCCGGACGATGAGGGGGGAGAAGAGTTTCCCCGCGATTTGGACCACCGGCTTGAGGGGAGGCCGGAACCAGAAGGCCACGCCTCGTCGCCAATTGTCCGATCGCGCCACCAGGGGCGGCAACACCTTGGGGCTGATGCGTGCCGGACTCGGCAGCTCGGCGATCAGCGGCAGACGGCGCCTGTACCAACGATGGTTGCCCCGCATGGTTCATCTCATTCCTCGAAGATCACATTGAGGCCGAACGTCTCGGATTGATTGCTGGTGAGGCGGACGCCGAGGTAGGTGCCGCCCTTAAGCCTGATCTCATCGTGCATGGGTAGATAGACGGCGGCACCGGTCTGGGGGTGGATGTACCACGTCCGCAGCACATTGCCGAGGGCCGGCGTGTAGGTCGGCTCGGCCGAGTAGTTGCCCGTCGCGGTGGTCTGAATCGTCTCGGCCATTTCGGTATCTTGCGGCAAGACCGTGGGCGCGGTGCCCGCGGTGCCGCCCGTGATGGCGGTGGCGGTGAGAAGCTCCACTTTCACCGGGGTATCGGTGTTGGAGGTGCCCTTGCCAAAGATTTCCAGCCCCTTGATCTTCACGCGCTGATTAGCGGGGGACTTGAGGAGGATGAAGGTCGCGGCGGTGCTGGTGACGGCGGCGGCCGGGACGGATGCGCTACAGAGGAGGTCGGCCATGTTGGTTCCTTTCACTCAAAGAGTGCGGGAGACAAAGGGGGTAGAGAAATCACGGGGCGTTGAATCCGGACGGAGCCGGCGGTCCCCGCCGGTTCGACCGCCGTGCGGGCCTTGCGAGTGAACAGGGTAACGGGTGCATGATTGGCCTGGGGCGGCGAGCCAGTCAGCGTCATATTGTTGGCATTACCGGAGAGGTCCGGCTCGGGGCTTTGGAGGCCCCACAGAGGCCAGTAGCCCACGAGCGCTTGGGGCCGAACGCAGTGGGGCGGCACGCCGGCCAGGAGGGCGTCCAGTTCGGGGAGAATGAGGGAGGCATTCCAGATGGCGGCCTCGGCGATAAATCCGTCCAGGAGGAGGTTGCCACCGGGGTCGCGGGCCAGGTCCCAGGTGGTGGGGGAGATGGCGCCGGGGTTGCCGGTGTAGGTCTGGGCGGAGTTGAGGGTGCCGCCGGCGGTGCCGAGGTAGGCGTTGATGTTGGCGGGGGTGACGACTCCGGCGCCGAAGTTCCACTGGTTGAGGGTGGGGTTCAGTCCGGTGGCGGTGCCATAGCCGTTGGTGTTCCAGGAGGCCGAGAAGGGATTTCCCGCCGCGGAGTTAAAGAGCAGCCCGGAGAAGCCGCCGGTGCGTGAGATGAAGATGCCGGTGATGCCGTTATCTTGGATGGGATAGAACCAGCAGGCGAAGGTGGCGGTGTTGGTGCTGGAGAGTCCGACATTGGTGGCCTCGGCGTACTGGTTGGAGCCGTTGAAGGACCGGGACATGGCGCCTCCCCTTTCAGATGAGTCCGGCGCGTTTGAGGAGGGTCAGGCAAGCGAGGATGGTCTTCTGCTGCGCCGTGCCGCCGGAGGCCGGCGCGGGGATCGTGCTGGCCAGGTATTGAAGGACGGTGGTTGTCCCGCTCGTGGCCGTGGTCGCGGCCGTGAGCGTGGCGTCGAAGCCCGCGTCGAGCGCCGCGACGGCGGCTTGCAGGTCGCTCCAATTGACGGTGGCCGTGGCGAGCGTCGCCTGAAGCGCGGGGGCCAACCCTCCGAAGAGGCACTGCGCGGCCTGGGCGGCGCACGCTTGCGCCTGGGCATTGGTTAATGCGGACATAATTACTCCCAAATAACACTTGCAAGCCAGGTGGAGGACGCCGCCAGCGTCCAGCCGGTGACATTGAACGTCAGCGCGACGATGAGCATGTCGTTGGCCTGGGGCGTGGTCGTCAGGGCGATTTTCGACTCCAGATACTCGTCGTTGTTGCCCGTGCTCCAGGTGACCGTTGTTTGGGTCTCGCTGGTGAGCGCCGCGGCGCTGGGACTGGAGCCGGCGGGACAGCGGCCATCTTTCACGGTGACTTTCGCCGCGCCGCTGGTGGCGTTGGCCAAGGCCAGAAGGCGCAGCTTCAGCGTGCCGGTGGGGATGCTCGGCGGCATGGGGAAGCGCAGCTCCCAGGTCGCATCGGCACTGAGCGAGGCCATGACGCCGAGTCCCTCTTCAACAGGGGCGGCATTTCCTCCTCCGCCACTATAAAAATTGGGGAACAAACGACCGGCGGAGTCCGCCGGGTAGGCGCTTGTCGGGTAAATGGGTCCGCCGGCCATTGCTTGTCCTCCTTCCGTTTCAACGTGCCTGCGGCCAGAAGAAATGGCCGCAGAGAATCCCCAGCGCGAAGGCCAGGATGGGGTTGTTGCAGCTCCAATCGTGCAGGATTTTGGAGATGGTGGCGTCCACGCCATAGCGCCACATCACGCGGATGTCCCAGGCGATGGCCAGCGCCACCCAGACGATCAGGAACACCGCGGTCTGGTTTCGTCCGGTCATGTCCAACCTCTCCTAGTTCACGACGGTCTGGCTGACCACGCTGGCATCGTTCTGGGCGCTGCCCGGCTTGTGGGCCGCCTCGTCGCCAAAACCGACAATGGCGATGGGGATGGTGGGCGAGGTGCCGCCCACGGTGCAGACCGCTTGCAGCCGAACGTAGCGGGCGCCGGTGTTGAGTTGGTCGGCCCGAATTTCCAGGGTGGCCTGCTTGCTCGCCTGGCTGAGCGTATAGCTCGGCACGGTGGCGTTGTTGGTCCAGGTCGTGCCGTCGGGGCTGTCCTGGATTTGCAGGACAGCCGACAGCGTCGGACTGGTGCCGCCGAATGCGCCCGTCTCGACGAAGAACAAGGCGCGGTGGAAGACGGACATATCCACTTTGCCGCTGTTGAGGGTCGTGGTCGTCGTCAAGCTCTGCGGCGCGGCCGCCGCCGCGATCCCCAACCGTTGCGTGAGTTGTTCGGTATACATGCTGGCTCCTATGGAAGTTCAAGGGGAGGTTGATCGGTCTCCGGGGTAGGGGCGGGGTCTCCCCGCCCGCAAGGTTCCAGGCGGGGAGACCCCGCCCCTACCACCGGAGACCATTCGCGCATCGTCGATCAATTGAGGGCCACGAACGGCGAAACTTGCGTGCTGCCGTCTTGCAGGGTGATGGGTTTTTCAATCCACGGCTGCCCATCGACTCGCTCGACGACGCGCCAGGTCATCTGGTTTTTCAAGAAATTCACATGCTCCGATGCGGCGATCTCAATTTGCATGCGGTCGCCGATGACGTAGAGCGACGGATCGAGCAGCATCAGGTCGCCCTTGGTGCCCAGGGGCGGCACCTTCTCGCTGGGGAAGGCCGGCCGGCCCAGGAGCGACCACACCGGCGCTTTCGTCGCCCCCTGGTCGATGCTGATGAAAATCGCTCGATTGGCCCCGTCCTTGAGCTGCAAAAGCTGCGGCACCACGCTGGGCGAGAACACCCAGATGGCCGAACTCCACGACGACGGCAGCAGCTTCGCCCACATGCCCGCCACATCGGCGAACTGAACGAGGCCCGCGCCTTGCCGCGTCAGCGGAATGGTCGCCCCGGCCGCGAGCATCCCCTGCGGTTTGCCCGTACCGTTGCCCTGCAAGAAGGCGTATTCCTCGAACCAGGCGATCGACCGGGCGAACAGCGTCATGAGGAACTTTTCCAATCCGATAATGCTGTCTTGCAGCAGCACGTTACTCGACACCGAGTAGCCGGACAGCTCCCAGGCTTTCAGTTCCATCTGCTTGAACTGCGGCTCGGTTTCTTGTCGAGTCTGCGCCTCGGCCGTCCAGTACATCTGCAAGCCGCCGAAGAACGGCGACACGCCGGCCGACTGCGCGGTGGTGATGTCCAGGAAGGGGATTTGCAGGCTGGCGCCGGCCATCGGGATCACGAACGCCCTCGGCCGGATGAAGGCCAGCTCCGACACGATGGTCATAAGCTGCTCGAAGAACTCCGGCGGCACCGTGTAGCCGCCGGTCACGCCGGACGACTCGGCCAGGGCGGCCTTGGTCTGCCAGGCGACGAAGTTGCTGCCGTAGTGTTTTTCCAGATATCGGCCATCGTTGCGGGCGCAGGCCAGGAGCCAATCGCCGAACGTCTTGCGCGGGTCGCCGTTGCCGCCGGCGCCGAAGATCGCCGGAACCGCGTGCTTGCGGGCCATTGTCTGGGCCTGACTGAACTGTTTCAGCGTCTCGGTGATGACGGTATCCAGACCGCGGGTGAAGCCGGACAGGGCGCTTTCCATCGCCTTGGTCACCAGAGGCGCGATGGGATCGTCGGCGACGGCCTTGGCGACGCCGCTGGCGATAAGCTGCCGGCCTTCATCCTCGGCGACGTGGATGCGCTCGCCGGCCTTTTTACCGAGGAAATCTTTCAGAAGTTCGACAAACATGGGATTGATCTCGGAGGTCCACGGATGGGGGAGGGATCACGAAATCATCCGTCCATCTCGGCGAGGGACCGGCTGAACGCTTGGCGTCGTTCTCCGCCGGCTCGTCCGGACGGCTTCGATGAGGCAGGAATTGTATCTTACACGCGACCTATTGATTTATACAAGGTCTCTTTTATCGTTTTTTCGGCCAACACTTGGAAATCGATGGCTTCGATCCGGCCGAGGACGGCGCGGTGGATCTCGCCCAGGGACGTGAACGGAATGACGCGCTCTTCCGCGCCGGCCGCCGGTAGGGGCGGGGTCACCCCGCCCTTACCCAGTCCCAGCGCTTGCCGCACCTCGTCGGCGAGCGCGAGGCCGCCCTTGGCGACGCTTTCGACGAGCGCATCCTGATTGGCCGGCAGAAAGACGCAGGCGTATTCGAGCAGCAGCCATTCGTCGATGACCAGCCCGACGCGGTCGCCCCAGTTGTTCTTCTGTGCCTCCTTGGCGTCGGGAACATGCACTTTGACCGGCAGAAAGCCGACGGATTTGCCCTGCAACAGTCCAGCCTGGATAAGCGCGAACACCTGATCGGACGGCCAGGGATCTTGCGCCGGCCAACTCTGAGGCCGGGCGGGGTAGACGGTCTTGGCCTTGATACCGACGCGCTCGCCGTCCTTGACGCGCTTGCGCCACAGCGATTTGCCGACTGGCGGCAGATAATACGCATGGCCGAGGGTGACGATGGGATTGCTCTGGAACTGCGAATCGTCCATCCCCTTGGCGACGACCACCTCGCGGGTACGGTCGGGGCTTTCGGTGCTGATCCAGCTCACGTCGCTGCGCTCGCCGGGATTGACCTCCGTGGGCGCCTTGGTCGTGACGAGGTGGCGATACTCGTATTCCGGCGTGTGCGGCAGCGATTTGAGCAGCGCGTCGAGCGTCCGGGCGGCCCCGTCGGACATGGGGAAGCCGAGCGGACCTTCGACCGGGCCGTAGTGCGTTTTCAGGAAGTCGGGCATGGGGGTCTCCTTGGCGAACGGCCGGCGTTAGCCGGCTGGTCCGTGGCGGTCACCAGCCGGCTGACGCCGGCCGTTCGCCTAATCGTCGATGGGTGTATCTTCCGGCGGGCGATCGCGTCCGGTGTGGGGCATCTCACTTGGTCGCGGCATGTCGGTGCGTTCCCACTGGAGCGGCAGCCACGGCACATCGCCCCACGGCACCGGCGGCAGACCGCGCTCGCTGCGGACCTCGTTGATCGACACCACGCCATATTTGAGATCGGCGATCTGTTGCTGCACGAGCAAGTTCTGATCGATCGGCACCGGGTCCTCGCTGGCCAAAAACAGCCGGCCCGTCGGATCGTAGAGCGGCACCAACTGGGCGTTGAGCTTCTCGTCCCGACGTTCCAGACGCGGGCTGATGGCCAGGCTCATGTGCTGGCTCTGCGACGCCTGCAAGTTGGCCAGGTTGGTCTGCGAGGTCAAAAACGCAATGGGCACATGGAAGGCGTTGGCGATGTCGGTCTTCGTCGCCGCCATGTCGGCCAGAGCGGCGAGGTCGCCCACCGAATGATTGAGCAGCGACACCTTCAGCGCCGACTCGGCCACGACCACCTTGCCGCTGCCGCCGCGGCGAAAGCGGTGGTTCCATTGCGTTTCGAGACGGTCGCGCTCCTCTTCGCCCATCACCTCGTCGGGCGCGATGATGGCGTCGGGGATGGCGCGGTTCTCGAACTTGGCCTTCTTGAACGCCGCGTATTCGCTGGTCAGCGCCGCCTGCTCGAAGCAGGCGCGCAGGGGCGACAGCCCGCTCGTATACGGATCGCGCGGGTCGGGGTAGGCGAAATGGATGACCTGTTCCGGGGCGAAACGCTCCTCATTACGGCCGGTGCGATAGAGGTAGTAATCGACCAACTTCGGACTGTTGGGATCCCGGCGCGGCGTGACGTTCTGCGCCGGTAAAATCCAGATGCCGCGCGGCGTGTCCAGCACGGGGTCCATGTCGAGGTACCAGTAGGCGCTGCCGTGGACCTCCTGATAGAGCGTGGTCAGCTCCCAGAGATCGAACGCATTGTGTACCACGTTGGCGTGGCGGAGCAGGGTCAAGAGCGGATGCTCGGTGACTTCCTCGATGGTGGCGGCGCTCTTGGCGCGGGCGGGCAGGTGCGGCAGCGCACGCAGACGGCGCTCGATCCGCGGCGACAAGCTCTTCGTCTGGCACTTCGGCCGCGGTTGGTTGTGCTCGGTAATGACATACAGACGGGGTGGATAATTGGCGCAGGTGGCGGCGTTGATGCTGGCGCAGGTCCAGGCGGTGTTTTTCAGCTCCGCCAGCAGCTCGTTGGGCGTCGGCAAGCGGTTGCGCCGATAGCTATCGACGAAGCTGGTGCCCGACCACTGCGAGCCGGCCAGGGCGAAGGGCGTGCCCTTGGCTCGCAGCCAGTGGGC